GCCTCTTCTACTCCATTAATATCTCCTATTTCTGTTGCGGCATCAATTCTTGCCCTAAGAGAATCCCTAGTTAAAATAAATTCCCTCTTCGTTGCATCTCCTCTTACGCGAGCTGATCCTGTAGCAATATGGCGATCGATTCTTAATCCTATTTCTTGTGCAGCAACTTGCGATAATGAATTGCTTGGATCAATGAGAGATCCCTTTAATTTTTTTGTAACCCTATCCCACTCTTCTCCCCAAATTTCAGGAGAATTTGAATTTTGAGATTTGAATTCTTCAAAATCTGCCCGGGCTTGTATTACTGCGGTTTCAGCATCAGCCACAGCTCTTACATTTCTAGCTTGAAATTGCTTTTCTGCAACACCTTGTAAAAAGCTGGAAGCATCCGAAAGAGCTTTAGCTGTAGCCTGACCTGCTCCAGCAGCGTCAACAAATGGTTGAACTGGAATATTAGACCTCTGACCAGCAGAAGCTACTCCAGAAAGATCGACTCTTCTGAAATCTAGCCTCTGCACAATTGGCACCTCATTCCTGGCGGTCGGAATATTGCTGATAATCGGAATCTCTGGCATTATCTGATTGAGTTTAAATTACTGGCGTTCCCAAATAACGATGCTCCTGAAGATATCAGGGAAGCATTAGCTCTTTGTCTCGTTGCTCTTGATCCGGCAACGCCAGCCAACCGATTGATTTCAGCAGTCCTTAAAGCATTCGTCCCTCTGACAGCAGCAGCACTTCCTTGTATTTTTTGGATGTTTGCATCAAAAAGATTTTGGCTCCCATTGAATCTTTCTAGGTCTGCCCTTCTTTGAAGCTGCCTTCTCTCTCCTTCTCCCTGAAATTGTATTTCCTCTAAAGCTACCTGGACTTGTCCGGCAGTTTCTCCTAAAATTGCAAGAGGTGTTCCTGATTCTACTACTCCAGATTTTGCTATACGAGCTCTCTGTCTAGCTTGGACTCTTCTAAACTCGTCTCTCTGCCTTGATATTTCCGATCTAGTTCGGCTAGCTACCTGTTCTCCCTGAGCCTCAAGCTGACTAGCATTTGCTTCGTTTGCGCGAGCCTCTGCCTCTAATTGCCGCTCTGTTACAAGAGCATTTATTTCGTCAGTTCTTTGCCTAAGAGCTGCGTTTCTTGAGTCAATTCTTGCATTTTGCTCTGCTAAGAAAGCCTGAGTTTCTGCCTGATCTTTTTGAGCAGAATAGTTAACTCCAGCGGAAACTCCACCTAACACTAAAGATCCTATAGCAACCCATGTATAAGGATCAGCCATAACCATTCCCCTTCCCATCAATTCGTTTTGCCACAATTGTAGCGCCCGATCCGCACCTAATAAATCCTATTTTTTCTGCCTCATTAGCCAGAGACTCTTCAAGAGCTCCATAAACTATAGAAATCCCTTCTCCATTATTTTTACAAAACAAGTCAGCAGAAACTATAGATTCTTCCACGGCCATAGCTATGGCCTTTCTAGAAATCGAAAGACTATTCCCTGGACGGGCTGTTATCCAGTCAACCCATGCAAATCCACATCCGAATGCCGCATAACACGAACAGAACGATACAGGAACCCCATTTGATTCTACTATAATGGAGAAAGGAGACATGGCAGAAGACGGCATTTTAGCCCTCCCGTGAAATTCTCTCCACCCATTTATAAGGATTTCGTCCTCCTTACTATTGCGATCGTATGGTCTAAATTTCAATTCAGTCTCCATAAGATTCATATTTTGGTATTATTGCCCTTAAACAAAATGGAAGAGGACTTGTATGCCTTACCGCAAAATCAAGATGTCTTCTGTGTCGTGAATTAACATGCAAATCTTTTGTCTCTCCAGTAAAAAGAGGGGACGGATTATCCATCCTATCAGAAGAATCTCGGAATCCTACAAAATCCCACTTCCCGGAATCAGGATCATCGGTAAATTCTGCCCCTCTAGTTTTATAGAAATCTAACCTCATAGCATGGATTCTCTGCTTTCTTCCTCTTGATAGGCCGTCTTGGAGTTCCGCAGACAATTTCATAGGCTGAATCAATGTTTCAAGCTCAAGTCCTACGACTATTTTTCTAGATGGTCTCTGAATATCAATTGTTCCTGATGAAACTACTTGATCTAGTTGCTCTCCCCCATCTCCCAAGACTTTTACTGTCCTTCCTTCTAAATGACCAAGTCCAGAGACTGATGAAACCTTGTCTGTATTTATGGAAACAATAGCAGAATCACTGCCTATATATTCATCAACATCCTCATCTTCTTGCTTTTCTCTAGCAAGCGGATCGATTCTCTCTATGTAGTTCTTAACCTGTCCGTTTATGGTTCTTTGTGCTACAATCCAAACCTCATCAGTCCCTACATCTTCTCCATACGTAGTGGCCACGCTGATAACCGAATCCCCACCACTCATAGGCTGAGGATTCCAACCAACAACGCTCTGCTCCCTGTCATAGGTCATGGCAAGAAGATCTCCCGTTTCAGTAACTGCCCACAATATTCCATCGGGGTGGCTCTGGAATGCCATCTGTTTTATAATAGGCCTAGTCAGATGATTAGCCAAAAGGGAAAGATTTGGAGAAACAAACCCATCTTTTTCAAAAGAATATACAAATTCACGTATTCTTTGCCCTCCTCTCTGCACAAACAAAACTACATCATCGGCTAAAAGCGCCTGCACTGGATGGCTGCCTCGTCCTGATTGGGGTCTTACTTGAACGTTTGTGGGGGTTATAGGATCATCTTCGCCTCCTCCTCGAACTATAAACTCTTGACCCCTTGTGCCGATCAGAAGCCTATCAAGGCTTTCCATCCACTCTATAACGCTAGATTGCCTTGCTGCAAGAGCATAAGAAAAAGCTCCATCATCCAAAGATGAGATCCTAAAATCTCCAAAATCTCCGATTACAGATCCCCAAATATTTAGAGGTTGTGATAGAGTTCCTCCAAAAACAAGTCGTTGTTCGTGTAACGCTATGGCTCTTGGGAAACTGTTCTTTCTGCTCCAAGCTCCCTCTGCCCATCGGCGGGTAGCAGATCCAGAATGGAGCCCAATAGTAACTATTCCCGTCGCAGATGTTGGAGAATTAACCTCTGTTATTTTTACTACTCCTGAAACTTTACCGCTTTCTAATTCTAAAAGAGCCCTAGGAACAAATGTTCCACTATTATTTAATCCTGTAGAAGTATGGCTAAGCCTGAGTAAGACTTGGTCTTCCTCCTGTCCATTGGCTAATTTGTTGGAATCGTTTTTAGAAGAGAATGACCGTATCGTTTCCCATGTAACCCCATTGTCATCGCTTCTTTCTATCCTGACTATTCCGTTCCAGTTCCCAGAAGTAGAAAAAGACCATTTCCCAACTGTAGAAAGCCCAGCAGTAGAACCATTAAATGTCAGAAATAAATCCACAAATGCCTCTCCCCGAATATGCGAAATTTCGAAAAATCCCCCTTCGTGGCCATCTTCGAATAAATTAGAACTAGCAGTCAATGCTACAACCGAGTCTCTACTTAATCCGTTAATCTGCCACTTTCCCCTGCTCAGTTGTTGAGCAAATGTCTCTCCATTAGAATCATCTTCTTCCCATTTGTCTGAATCATCAGAAAAATTATTACTAGAAGAATGACTCTCAATGCATCGATAAATAGTCCCAGATTCCTCTACAAAATCCCCAGCTTCGTAAGTTGTCCTTCTATCCCATGCCGTGGCCGTTACTCTAACGTCCTGCTTGCAGGAATAATTGCTGCCTAAATTAGAGACCACATCTGATACATCGTAGTTTGTATTTCCAGCCCATGCCGTCCCCATAGTAGAGGTCATTGAAATAGTCGTATCAGTAAGATTTTCATCCATAACTGGGGGATAATTCCCAATAGCCCCATAGTCTTCCTCTTGGAATTCCCACAGATCATCAGAAACCCTTACTAGAGTTGAAACCGGATGGGATGGGTGAACGAAATATACAACATCGTTAATTTGGAAAAATTTGATGTCAAAAATCTGGCCGTCCTCGTATGGGTGGGATATTTCTAAAGGAACAGATGGTGAAGCAGGATCGAATACCCTGCCATTGGTAGACCAAAACCTAAAATAGAGATGCCCAATTTCAATAATAAAATTGGTTGTTGTAGAGTAATTGAACCCTATTACTCCAGTAGGCCGATTATTGAATTTGCATTCTCCAAAAAATTCAGTGCCTCCCCTAGAAAAGGCTGGCCCGTAAGTTGTCGAGACCGCGTTAGATATCCTTCGCCCGCTAGATCTATACTTTTCTAGATCTGCTCTTGAGTCTAAAAGGGGACCAAGCTCCCCTCCATTAAAGCTATTTAGGAAATCGTTTGGCACCTATTAATAATCACTAAAATTAAAGTCTGCCGCTGTAGTATATCCTGATCTACCGCCGTCCTGTCTAGCATCAACTAGAGAGCTTTCAAAAAATTGATTTCTTCTTCCTCTACTTTCGGCAGAATCAATTCTCTTTGCCATAGGGGCAATAAGATTGTTATACTCTGTAATGAGTATTTCCTTTAGGGACTGGGAGTTTGAAAGATTGACCGCAATTTTAGAAGCTAGTTTAAGAGATAGCGCTTCTACAAACAATGCGTCGAAAAGATTTGGGTTCTCAACTCTTCCAACATATATAATTTTAGCCTCGTCCTGATTTGTGAGGATTTCTCTTCCCTCTATAACAAATCTGTCTTGCCAGGTATCCCATACCTCGTAATCGTTTAGCCTAATGTTTCTAAGCCAATCTACTGGAAGTTCATACCTATAATTCCATCCGAATAGAGGAGCTGGAGAAAGCCTTGCTAAAACAGCTCTTTTTATTGAGAAATTCCAGGGGTGCTCTCTGAGAGCCTCATCCCTAGATTGATCAAAAAATCTTTTGCAAACCCTGGCTGGCTCTGTGCTCTCATCAAGCGAATTTATCTCGGCGTCGCCTATATGGCGTAATGCAAAATTTGCTATTTGAGTGCGATCCATTTTATTAGAACCCCTCCCAAGCCTACCAATGCTAAAATAGGAACTTGGGAGGGGCAGAGTTGGGGGTTTATTTTTTAGGTTGTCTCATCTGCAAAGAACCTAACAACCTGCTTGTCATACAGCCTCATTGCTCCTAGACGAGCATAGCTGTAAATCTGTCTATCGTGCCTTTTATCAGTTCTTTCGCTGAAATCAATATCCAGAGGGCCTGGATTGAAGATCAACGTTGGTTTTGTATACGCAAAACATGTCCTAACATTAGCTGCATCAGAAAGCCTTGTGCTAAGAATAAACGTCAGCCCAAGGAATGGAGTAGGCTCTCCAGTTACAAGAGCTCGTTTACTGTTAGTATCCAAGTTCTGATATTCTGGAATCCTCTGTAAGGACTTCAACTGGCTAGGCCCAATAAGGCAGAATTTTTCTAGACCTGGATCAACATCATTTTCGTTGAAAACCTCTAGAATCCGCCTCATTTTTCCTAATGTGAAGTTGCTGTTTGCGGCAGTTCCGGTCTCAACATAATCGACAGGAACATCCTGACTTGCAGGAAATGCTGTTGTCACGGTTCCATCTTCGCCTTCTACCGCAGAAGCAGAGAGGGCTGCAATTTTGATGTCATCGCATAGCCGCTTATAAGCATACGTCATCCCCATCATCAATGGAGATCTAGGATTTGTCATCTCAGCAAGCAAAAACTCGTCGTCCCTATCCCAAGTTGGGCTGAGATCGTACGGAGTTGTATTAAGCCACCGGAAATTATATTGAGCCTCCGTATTGGTGGTGTCTTGTAGCCTGCCAGACCTGGCTGAATAAGAAAGCTCGTCTTGGATTGTATAACGCTTACGCTTTCCCTCGTGCTGGTCTACCATTACAGTACCTTCCAGCTTTGAATTTACCTGTTGTACAGCATGATTATAATCAAGTTTGAACTTGGTTATTGCCGCTTTATCAATTGTGTCCATATTTTCTTATCGTTGAAGAAGGATTATTTCCGCCTCCAGCGATAAGCCGCACACGCGGGTCGCCGTTATTAGGTCGGCGAGCGGCCGATAGGCCAGGATTTCTCCTGGGTCATATGCTCTATATATAGATTATCAACTACATTTAAATATTGCAACTAAAAATTCCCCCGGCCTGGAAAACACTATACCAAAAACCAGGCCGAGGGGTTTGTTGCTGGGAATCACCCCAAAAGGCTTGTGACAAACTCGTTTGCCTTCTTTCTTGCCGCGGAGTCTCCTCCATGATAATCCCTGGCGATCTGCGCATCAGAAGATCCATCAGCCCGATTTCCAATTATAGCCTCTGCTCGCTCCTGATTACTTGAAGGGGCATTTGAAACAGAAGAAAACCCAGATGCCTTTGATCCCCCTAGAACTCCCGCGATCTCAGCAAATGCTTGAAATACTTCTGGATGAGTCATCGCGGGGTGATCTGCCGAGAGATTTTCAATGCCAAATTTTGTTTTAAGGTCTGATAAAAGGCTGTGAACTTGATATTTTTTAGATTCCAGCTTATCCCCGTAAATAGATTTAATTTTTTGCTGGTCTAATATCAATTCATCCTTGGCTTGCTGCGCTGCCCTTTCCTGCCTTTTTGCATCCAACACCAAAAGATCTGATGCAAGATCTTTAGGAGCTCCGTGCTTTATGAGGGATTCCCCTAACAATTTGGCGTCTTCATCATTCCAAGAATCTTCTGGCATCCCCTCCGGACGGGAAATTCCATATTCTGATGCTTCGGAGGGGACTCCTAATGTTTTTCTAAATTCAGCGACTTCATCTTGAGTGGCATTTTCTCCAGGAACTTTTACCATCCCCTCATTTTTATCCCGAGCCGCCTTCATATTATCTACAAGAGCCTTAGCCATCCCATCAAGGGAGGTCATATTGGAAAGAGTAGATTTGTAATCCGCGAATTTATCGTCCGGAAGTTTGTCTAGCCATCCATCTTCAAATGATCCGTCTTCTCCGATCAATCCAGAAAAAGCATGCTCACTCGGAGACGGAGATCCTCCCTCTCCTGCTGCTCCTGGTTCTGGTGGTCCTGGTTCTGGTGCTGCTGCTTCCATTTTTACAAGTTTTGATATTTATTCACTTCCTGCGCGAATTCCTCTTGATGGCTCTCATGAACTTCATAATCTCCCATAATCGATTTAAACTGCTTCAAATCAAATACCTTACACCATGCTAAATATGATGGAGTCTTAACCCCGAACTGCGGCATTTTTAATGGAGGATCTGGAGCTTTCTTTGAAGATTTTGGCTTTGGGCCCGGCTTCTTCCTTTCAGGCTTATCCTCTGGATAAACCACTTCTATCTCTTCTCCTTGTGTATTTCCGTTCTCTTGATCTCCTTCGCTTTCTGGATGCATTGTTTTTCTGTTTAATGTTTACTGATTGGGGTTTTTATTGAACGTTTCGACCATATGTCTTATGTGTCGAACAGGGCGACTCTGTGAGTCTATGGCAGACATTGCCATTGCTGTAGTCATCCCATCGCTTCCCTTTTTACAAGCCTCATCGAATGCTGATAAATTTGGATCAAAAAGCTTTTGAAGATCTCTAAAAACTTGTTTCCCGGCTTCTGAAGTAAATGTTTCATGGTAGGCTTCTATGAGAGACTTCTTCTCAGATCTTTTAGATTCCAAAAATCTCCTCGCCTTCTCATCAGAATCGGCGTTATCTTCCGAAAGAGTAATTTTTCCAAGGCTCATATATTATATTTCTATTGAGGTAGAGGAATGCTTCCATCTGCAGCCCCACTTGCAAGCTCTGCTATTTGCGACTCTTGTGCAGCAGCCGCCTTTTGCTGTCTGATTTCATCTCTTTCGTCTTCTTCCCTTATTGATCCTTCGGGAGCGCCATTATTTCTAGCTACCACTCGGATCATCTCATCAACATCGAAATTGTCTAATGTCCCAGGAACCAGCCCCTCAATCTGGGCGGCGGTATCCATTGTCCTTAATATCCCTTCATTTTCAAGGGCGTCCTGAGAAAGGCCGATCCTTGAAGCATAAGCAACTTTAGGTTCAAATACTCCAAGTCCTCCAGCAATTTCTAGAATTTCTCTAGGAGGAACGGGTAATATTCCATCTCTTCCGCTCTCCCAATCAGGAATAGATCGTCTTACTAAAATTGTGAATACTCTTCGCAACATCGGATCAAACACTTCTCGTGTCAGTCTAGTAAAAGTAGGAGAAATCAGGGTCAATTTTTCGCTTTCTCTAGCACTCACCTCCCGCGCTGTCATCTGCTTGTCAATCGCTGCAAACATTCGGAAAAGGTCATTATGCATAGCCTCTCGTATATTTTCCTGCTTCTCCGAAATTCTTTGAATCCCAATATCATATCGCCCCTGGGTTAACCACTCCCTGGGGATCATGTTCGGATCATCATACTCTGTTTTGCCATGTGCTCTAAAATCTATAATCCCCTCGTGAGAGCTTGGGATTAAAACTCTAGGCTGAACCTGAACTTCGCACAATTGATCCATCAATCTTTGCAAGACGTTCAATTGTTTTGCATCTGGAAGCACTACCCACCCGGGGGACCACCCATAAGGACCGTCTCCCCACTTCAAATACCTTGAGGCAAATGCTGGCATTTCCTCATAACCAGACTCTCTAAGAAGAGTCTTCCCTTCTCTGGAAATGTATAAATCTGCAACTGGAAGAGATGCTCCTCCGATGGCTTTCTCGTCAATCTCAGATTGATCACGCGGTCGAATCACGTGTACGATCTCAAAGGTTTGTTCTCTTTTTGAGATGTCGGACAATGCCTCTTGAATCTTCTCGGGGAGAGCATCTTTTCCAAACATCTGTTCAAGCTGCTTGGCCGTCTTCTTTGATTTCCTTGTTACAACATCAACAAATCCATTGTGATCTTCTGAAATTGAGAAGTGCCCAACAGGCCAACATTGAAAATTGAAAACCCTCTCTTCTCCCTCGTCTACAAATAGTAACGATGTCCCAAAACAAGATCGATCGAGAAAGAATTCGTGGATTTCGGTATAGAAATTTGAGTTTTCAAGCTCGATCAGTGCTCTAGATGAGCATTCGTTATACCATGAAGAAACAGCATCTAATTCTGCAATTTGTGGAGGCGGCTCAAAACGGAACCATGTAGATCCCTTTGGAACCATCCATTGCATGAATCCAGATGCCAAGGTTAGATTCGCGCGGACTGCCGTAGTATCGAAAAGCCTTGCTTCGGCGCTTCCATCTGGAGAATGCGACTGTCTTGTGATGTAGCTTTTCCTGGGCTGAATATATTCAGCAAGCTCTTGAAATTTAGAGTCCCATGGAGCCCTGCGAGTCTCCAGGGCATCGACCATTTTAAGCTCCTGCTCTACGCGGTCGCTATCCATTAGCCCAAGGTTTGTTTTTGGCCTCCAAGCCTGTCTGGTCCAGTAGCCCTTACGCCTGATCCTGTCTCTCCAGCCCTTCGGGTGGCAGCTAACCCTCGACGCCTTTTAGCCCGTTCCCTTGCAGATCGGTCGGCTTCTTCAATCTCTGTCGCTGATCTCTGAGCAGGAGCAGGAGCAGGGGGGATCGGTTCAGGAGGCTCTGGTAGGGGCTGCTCTTCTAAACGACTAAGCTGCCTTTCGAGATCACGCTCTCGATTGGCGAGTTCTCGCTCTCGATTCTTTGAAGCCCTCTCGGCTTCTCTTCTAGAATTATTTCCGCCTCCGAATCCCATTTTAAAATCTTTCTTTAAATCTTCTAATTTTATCTACTATGCAAAATTCACGAAAATGTAACACGTCATCGCGAGCCCAGGCAACCCATTTTTTCTTATATGGTATGAATTCTAATATTTCTGTAATATTTCCAGAGGCCGCCCAGACAAACCAGCAGTCCGAAGATTCTGGGAATTTCTTCCAAGGATCTGAAATTTCTAGCGCCGACGCGCTACGCTCAACTGCCCTGGCAAGAAGGAAAGTTGTAGGAGTATTGAGAATATAGCCATTCTCACAATGAGCCAGAATAGCTTCATCCAAATCCCTCTCTTTATCTCTTTGAACAGCAAGAGAATAGAAAGAATCGAACGCCCTCAATACCTAATTCCGGTTAGAACTTTCCCCTTGTTCCTTCTTCTTCTGCCGTCTACAGCAGTTTTACTTGTTCCTTCTAGCATTCCGGCCATATCAGCCTCCCCCAAAACTCTTAAAGCATCTGCGTGGTGGCTTGACCAATCATGTTCTGGCTCATTTCTAAGCGCAGCAAGAGACTCGTTTTTCTTCCAATGATAATTTTCAAGAGCCTCTAGCCCCTCATCACAATCCGGAGATCTAAACACAAATCTTTGAAACAATTGCTGGACTCTATTTATCCCTATTGTCGGATCTATTGTTCTCTGAACGCTTTTTATATTTTTAAGCCCCGCTTGCTTTAGTTCCTGATCCATCTGCCAGCCATTATAGTTTTTCCGAACTCCGTCGTGAGGAACGTAATGAGTTCCATAATTATATCCCTTTGCCATCATTCTAGAAACCCTTTCGGTGACAGTCTCATCAAACCCGGCGTCATGATCAATTATATAAATATCGCGCCCGATTAGCTGAACATACCAAACAACAGTGTTCTCGGGAGCTCCCAAGTCCCAAAAAGTATTTACTGGAACAGATCCATCAACAGGAACTTTGGAAATTCTCCCATCTTCACGAGCCCTCGCTACCATCTTTTGATAAATTGCCCCTTCAATTGGAGCCAACCAGCACTCTGATACGATAGAAGGAAACTCAGAATACACAAAAAGGCCATATGTCTGCTTCGCCTTATAGTACCAAAGCCTCTGTTCTGGAAGGAACTTTTTCCCGACAGTGTTTTCAATATCGTCTAAATATTCATTGGTTTCTGAATCTATTTGGGAAATGTCTCCCTTTGTAGAATACTTAGGATCTACCCACCATGGGAAGAATATAAGGTTCCAGTCATCGTCTGTCCTGTGTTCCTCAGGAGTCTCAATGGCATTTTTTGCTATCGTCCAAAGATGCCCCCCCTTTCGCCCCTTCCATGTGGTTTCCACTATGGTAAACCCCATCCTTGCAGAAGGCAAAGCTCCGGTCATGATCTCCTCTGATCTTCTGGCGTCCTTAAATTGAATAGGCCCCCACTCAGAAATATGGAGCCCATTCTGGTTGCCCCCCCTAGCATTCATCCCGGCAGAGAATGTCGATCGATTGAGTCCAGGAATAGCAAACTGGAATACAGAATCATTTCGCCTTAATACATTGAACCTATCTCTGATTTCTTCAGCAATCCCATCAAATGCTGTATATACAATGTCGTGCATCTTTTTTGATGCATCAACTTGAGTCTGATCAATCAAAGAAAACTGAAATCCCTCAGTCCAGAGCGATTGATCCAATCCAAGGATGTCTATACCTGTTGAAAGACCAAGACGACGAGCCTTAGGTATAAAGATTTTTCTGAGCTTTTTACGATGTATCGCCTCATAAACGATGAGCTGTTCCGGCCTAGGCTTGAAAGGCAGCACTCTACCTGTCGCCTCATCTTTTACCTTGTAAAGATTTGATAATCTCCATATTGGATCCTTAAGCTTTTCAGCTAGATTTGATATGGACATTTACTTGTTGATCCTATTCGCCAGAAGCAACGCTTTTCATAATCAACGAAAGCTCATCACTCAAATCATGCTTATGATCCATCTTTTCTGGCTCATTATGCCCCGCCATCTGATTGTCTATTTTTATGGCTTCAGCCTTAGACATGAGCTTTATTTTAGATTCGTCAATTTCCTGTATAAGCTTTGAGCTTGAATCAAGATCCCCAATAGGCGTCCGCACTACATCTGCTAGGAATCGCCTCTTTTCCAAAAGAGAGAGAACGGTTTCATCAGATGCCTTCTTTTGCAAATATTCCAAATACCGCTTCGTCTTAACTTTTGAGAACAGCCGAGAAGCCGCTGTCTCGGAAACTCTTCCTGTGGTTGTATATCCAGCGGCTTCATAGGCTTCTTGCTGAGTCATCCCTTTCTGGTAAAGCTCTACACACTTTTTTTGTCGGGCGTTCAAGCCCTTCCATGGGGAGTCTTCCGTCATTTTTCAAATTAAAAATCATTCATAACCAATAATGACCAATATCAGAAAATAGTCAACCGATATTAATTTTCTAATTCTTCAAACCTTTGCCATATTTTATTTAAATTCATTTGCTCTTCTCCAACAGGGCCGTCCCGGTGCTTGATGAGATTAAAATACACAGTCCGGAACCTTTTGTCATGATCCTCGTCTTCGTCCTCCTGCCTGTCTGGGTGCATTAAGGTAATTGTATCGGCATCCTGTTCTATCTGAGAGCACCACTCGATGTCTGACTCTCTAGGAGGTCTTTGGGCTCTCTCATGATCTCTTGAGAGCTGAGCGGCTGCTATTATGGGTATTTTAAGTTCTTCTGAAAGATGCTTTAGCCCCCTGCTTGTATCGCTACAACGTTTCCTGTCATCGCGTCTTGCCGTATCACTACTGGCAGATGCTAGTTGAAGGTAATCTACCAAAACCAAATCTAGTCCGATTTTTCTATTAAGCTTTCTGACCCTTGCTCTTATTTCTAAAATATCCATATCTTTCCGATCATCTATCCAAAGAGTGGATTTGGTAATGCTCTCAATACCCTGAGCAAATTTTCTATTCTCATTAATGGATCCCATTCCATTTTTAAGTTTTGAAAAGTTCAAATTGCTCAGATCTGCTATGCATCGGGAAAGAACTTTGGTTCTCCCCATCTCTAAAGAAATAAACAAAACATTTTTTTTGTGATTTACAGCAGCATTAGAAGCAATATTACAGAGAACAACAGTCTTCCCCACTGATGGCCTAGCCCCCACGATATGCAATCCCGTTTGCCATCCCCCGGTTAAATTGTCCATCCAAGACCACCTTGTAGGGATGCCAACCAATTCCCCTCTGGACTCTAGTTTTTTGTGCATCTCGTCAAAAAGCTCCATTGCGGCCTCCTTTGGAGTGGGGATTTCACCGGCTACGTCTTGGGAATCATTTATATCAGAAAGTCTAGATTCTATTTTATCTAAAATTTCCATCCCTTGGTTTCCAGAGAAACATTCTTTAACCGTGTCCTTACATGTAATTATAATATCTCTTAGAGCAGCTTTATCTCTAATGATGTCTGAATAATGTTCCCAATGCGCAGAAGTCGGAACAAAAACATAAAGTTCCGCAATATATGAAGGCCCTCCAATATTGTCTATAAGGCCTCTATCTGTAATCTCTTGCTGTAAGGTTATAGGATCGACAACCTTTCCTGAGTCGCATAGATCAGAAACAATTCCGAATATTATTCGATGAGCTTCTACATAGAACATTGCTTGAGAAACTCTACCTGCAAGCTCATCAAGAACTTCTCTTGGCATTTGCAGAACTGAGCCTAGAAGGCCTTTTTCTGCTTCATGGCTGTAGGGCATTGAAATTAACACCCCTGGATCAGGCAATTCCTGCAAAGGATCAATCATTTGATTCTAGTTTGATCTTAATCTTGTGTTGAAGATCAAAAGGAACGTGTGCCCACCTGACCTTTGACCAGTCCCTTTGTGGTTCAATGTCATTTGCAATCGACTTCCATCCGTTGGGCTCCGAAGGCCTCTTTTCCTTTTTTTCGAATAATTCCTTGTTGTTCGATTTCCAGGTTACGCATGCTGACTCCCAAGATTTCATGGGAACTTTGCCGACCTTCCATCCGTTGCTTTCGTAATGCGCCACAAATTTCTCTGCAAGTTCTGTTGATATTCTTTTAGAGATTGCTCCAAGATATGAGAACCTCATAGCAACTTGGAGAATTTCCGGTTTTTTGAATTTTTTCCCGGATTCTGATTTGGGGGTTTTGGGGGTACTTGTTTTTAGATTCTGACTTCTAGCTTCTAGCTTCTGACTTCTAGCTTCTAGTATTGCATCGTCAAGGATTGCTTGACCGTTGCTTGGCAAATCCTTGGAGCATGCTTGAGTCATGCTTGAGTCATGCTTGCCGCATTCTTGGTGCATGCTTGGAGCATTATCGGAAGATTCTTTGGGTGTTCCATTGACTGGTTTTTGCAGGCCCTTCTTGGCATCCCATCGAGCTCTTGAGGCAGTTTTTGCCCTCTCCGATCGATTTTTCGCCATCTCTTCCATGCGAGAAATATCACGGACAATCCTTCGGCAGACTATTTCGATTCTCCCATCTTCTAGCCTAGAAATGTCCGCTATCCCCATTTCCTCGATCTCTAAAATTGCCTCAAGAGCCTCCTCTATGGTCGATCCGAAAAGACGGGCGAAGGCAGCAATTTTAAGACTGACAACGCCTCGATTTGAAGAAATCCAAGCCTTGCATATGATTGTCTGCCACGCTCCACGAGAAGCGATTGAAAGAACCTGGCAATCTGAAAGCCAGTCAGACGGATAAAGTTGCATGTAGGGTAAATCTGCCATCTTATCAGTCATGGAAAATTTCTTTTGGAGCCTTGATCTCCCCATTTCTCCTAGCTTTAGAAAGGGTTAAGACTATTTCTCCCATTTTATAAATCCCTTTTTCCGCAGATTCTTCGGTCATTTTACCCGATAATACCCATAGAGGGTAGATGTTCCTACGATTAGCAAGCTCTGTAGCTGCACATTTCAGTTGGTCTTCTATTGATGATTCCATTTTATGATTTTTATGTTTTATGTTACCCCCCACTTTTTCATCTCCCATTCCCTTGGCCTTACTTCTTCAAGTCCATCGGGAGACCATCCAGGAAAACTTTTAGTCCTGATGCATTGACAATATTTAGTTAGAGCAGCTTTAAATTTCGCTTCCCCCAACTGCAAATAACTATCGCTCATATATCGGGTAGCGGTTAAATATGGATATTGGTTTCCAACTATTATGTGCCCAAATGACTCCCTGGAATCATCACAAGCCTTGTTCCAAACAGCTAGATACATAGCGGCTTGGACATCGTAACCAAAACTCGATACAGATCCCGACCAATGACCAGGCTCTAATTCACGCGTAGTTTTCAGATCCCACAAGCCCTCTGGCGGAACAATATCTATAAGAGATCTTAATTTTACTGTCATCCCAGTAACAGGATCCGTAAAATCAGCCAAAGCCAAAACTTGTGTCTGACACTCAGAAACAAAGTCTTCTATAGTGCATTCAAAATCATCCACCCATCTCGATTTTAAATTTTTACACATTGTAGTAGCCTGATCTATATCGTTTTTGGAAACAGTTGCCTTTCCTTTATCGGCCTGTTCCTTTTCCCATTTTTTGCAAGAATTGGCATTAGCGTTCCATTTTTTCTTAATGATCGGCGAGTCTTTTTTTGCTGATGATGGAGCATCATAGGTTGATGGCCTAATAGCGTACGATTCCTCAAACCTTGAGGGTGTTAACATGAGGCAATCTACCAATGATCCTATTTTTAGGCTTTCGTTGTAATCCTCCTGTTTACCACAATACCATTCTTTGGGACACCTTAGAACTTCAACTAAATCTGACCTTGAAACTATCCAATAAGGAGATCCTCTTTTTACGGAGTCATTGAGAGAAAAATAATCAGACTCTTTGTAATTAGCATAAATACCTGAGTCCATAATTTTATTCTTTGGAGGGGTCCTTAATTTTTGCCTCATCCAAAAACGCAGACCAATCGCTTAGAGCTGTATAAATGGCACTTTCGTCTACCTCTTCGATTCTTGTTGCTGATTTTTTAGCAAATCCAAACTTTTTGAGGGTATCAATCCCCTGCCTTATATTCAGTCCTTCTTCACTTAGCTTTGATTTAAACTGAGCTACCCATTCAGAATCAGGCTCATTTGACCATTCAATATCAGTGTTGGGCTCCTCCTTAACCGGTGCTTCTTTAACCGGCTCCTCCTTAACTGGTGTTTTCTTTTCTTTAGGAGGCAATTTTTTTGATTGCCCCTTAGAAAATTTGGGCTTTGCATCCTTTTTTTCAACTTGAATTACTGATGCCCAATTAGTCTCCCCATCTCTGATTGCTGTAAAAATAAACCTTAAATCCCGTACTTCATTAGGTGACATCGAGTCCGTAGAATGCCCTAAATACTTCTCTAAATCCCTGGCGCTAACCCCCATTGATGCCATTGCATCCAATATTTTTTTTGCTTCTATCTTTGGATCGGAGTCTCCATTAGAAATAGTTTTATCAATGACTTCCATAGCCTCGTCTATTATATCAGAAGGAACAATTCTAAGAGAAGAATTCCTTATTATTTTAGATTTTGCAGACGCCAGCTTATTAGAAAATTCGTCTTCTGTGGATTTACATACATATATGGTTTCTCCAGAAGAATTTTTTCTCTTCCTAATCCAATCTCTCCCGCGAAGAGAGTCCTCTTTTCTTTCTACTGTCTTGACTATAGTGACGTCATCTCCATACGTTGTATTACTCTCCAAATCCGTAACAGATATTCTTATCATCCTTTTCTCGTCATCTTCAAATAGTAGATTTGCCTGGACATCAATATTAGACATCGATCGAACGCACTCCTCTGCAAATCTTATACTAGGTCCAGTGATAGACTGGTGTCCTAGTGGCTTTTTATATTTTGCTGATTCTGCAAATTTTTTCCTCTTGCATGCTGACAACAATTTCTCTCTAACCTCAGATAGGGATCTAGGTCGGTTTAGCGCAATGGTAAACTTTGCCTCTACAAGAGCTTTGGCCTGAGATGATGCGGCGCTTACTGCGAGCTCGTTACTGTTAGGTTCCGATAATTTGAATTCGTTCATGGTTAATTTGTGTAGTTATTAGTTTAAATTTGGATCTCGTTGGAAGAATAGAACAAAGTACAATTTTGCCCTATCTGTTTTGTCTAGCTCAAATTCTGTTACAAATATGCAACTCTTTGATTTATCGCTCATGATTGGAATTTGTTTTTTCAAAAGGAAATGTCTTAGGCGAATATGCCCCATTAATATATTCGGTTACTAAATTTATAGCTTCTTGGGAAGACCTGCATATTTCAACCGCATAACCAAGTTCTCTAAGAGCCAAGCACATCTTTTTTTGATCTTTTGAAAGGGATCCTTTTTTTGTTTTAAACTCTATGTAAAGACCTGATACACAATACCCTTTGCAACTTATTGGAATGGGAACCATTACATCTGGTATACCAGGAGTAACGCCTTCCGCTTTTAATTTTCTAGCCGTCCCTATATTTCTAGACCCTCCATTTGGTATTGCAAATATACACGAGAATCCCGGTTTTTTCCTATTTAGACGAACCCAATCAAAAAAAGATTTTTGGATCTGGTGCTCGTTTAGACTGCCCAATTGTTTCAGATCTAGTTTCCGCTCGTTTTTAACATCGCTACCTTCAATTGTTTTGTCGTAATATTTTGTGGTTATTTTTGCGCGACCATCAGTAGTGCATTCACATAGTAAAATTCCTAGTTCCCAAACAGACGATTTTAACATTGCTGATGGGAAATACTCTCTTGAGTCTTCAAGACTCATTTCAGCTTTTCTCTCTGATATAAAAACTATCGCTTCTTTATCATCACAACTAAATGTAGTCCCATTCCAGAAAAATGTATCCTCTGGCGTGTCTATTATTATGTAATATCCTGGCTTCATGTTTTATTCTATTTCTTGTTCGTTCGCCCAGTCTAGTAGTGCTAAGCCTATTTCTTCATGGGTTTTTTCTGATATATAGCCTATAACTTCTTCAGAGAAATCGAAAATATTACTATCATTATGGTCTGCCATTGTTCCATACTTACCCAATATTTTAATTTTAGGGTTAAAACCAGACCTGAAAGTGAGCCCATCCATCCCGTAAAATTTGTGCATTTCTTCATACATTGGAAGTCCTACTTCTTCTGGTATTTCTAGAGAACCTCTAGGTCTTTCTAAGACATCTTCTGCTAGGTCTGCCATAACACAGAGACAACAACGTTCATCATTATCTCTGTATTTTTCTCTACACTTAAGACCTAGCTTGTGGTTCTCAATTAATGCCTCTGAGGCATATACGATATTTTGGTATTGTGTTTGTGTGATCATTTATTTTATCAGGGTGGTTAATCCTAGCTGTTAGCCGAAAGAAATTGAAACGTGTTTGAAGATCCAAATTACGATTTCCACGGCTTTCCAAATCCCGAGTGGTAGCATTAGAAGAAGCCCACCCATTACCCAGCGGAGACCGTCGAAGATCCCATTAAACATTGATGCATCCATATCGGCTAACAAGGCGATGAGAACCAATCACCGACCCTCTGCGGGATCGACACTGCATCTGATTTAGTAGGTTTCATCCTGAGGGTGTGAGTCTATAGCCCGGCGATGGGCTATCTTAGGCGTTCTCCGAAATCATTGCGGCGTCGATTGCATCCCGCATTGTCAGGTGTCGAGCGTCCACGGACTGCATCACAAGATCGCCGTTTTTGCTCCACCACTCGCATTGATAGACCGTTTCGAGGTTATCTTTCGATGGTGGCCATTTTCGTGTCGTCATGCGCTCCCCTTGGGTCACGCTGGCTTTGGTAGCAATCACCCATTCCAATCGCTCGGAATCGGAGAACAAGCGGGTGCTGTCCAACCCGCAGTTTTTTGGTTCTTCAATGGTTTCTGGCATGTTCTTAGTCGGTTGATTGTTCGGCGATGGGCTATCTTAGGCGTTAGCCCCCGAATACTGTAAATGTGCAAGATCCATCGCTCATCGCCTTCCTTACTTCGTCGGCTGAATCGAATTCTATCAGAAGTGCGAAAGGGATTTTCTCTGGCTCCAAGTCGGAACCATCGGCCTCGGGATTATCCACAATGTGAATATCCCCAGCAACGCACGCATTGCCTTTGGCTTCTTCGGTGTTTGATTTTGATTTCATAGTTCAGTTGGAAGCGGCTGAGCTATGAAGTTCTCAGAAGGAACTTCTCGCAGGTGATACCATTGATAATCCGACAACTTTCTGCGACCACCACCATCTAAAATGTGACAGCAAAGCTCACGAGAATCTTTTTCGTCTTTACTTATCATTACTTGCTGAAGCTCATCGAGGCTAGGCTTCTTATGGAACCACGCAATGAAGTATTCTCCCTTTTGTTCATATTCCTCGTATTCGCTCGTTAGTATGTATGCGTTCATAGTTTTAAAATTTCGAACAACCTTTGATATTGGTATAGTAATTTCATCCCCATCCCTTATACCTTCTTCCATCAGGTCAGCTACAAATTCTCCATTTCCCTCGTCTATTATATAGTTATAGTTATAGTTAATAAGTGCATGAAGTGAACCTTTATCACGTAAATAATTATTAAACCCTTTTAATGCATTGCGTTCATCAACTGAATAAATCTTCATACCATCACTTGTTTCGAGCCCGTCAACCTGACAAGCAGACCTTGTAGGTCATGTGAAATCAAATATGTCTTGCCGGTAATACTTACATATATATATTGTTTTCCTCATTTCACAGTCCTGCCATCCTCTGGCACTGTCAGCAAAAGCCTTCATTGCCTCTTTGCTAAAGGTGTGTGTTTTCATAATTCTATAGTAATTTTATCCCCGTCCCGTATGCCTTCTTCCATTAGGTCAGCTATAAATTCTCCCTCTCCACAGTCTATTAAACCTGTATAGCTATATATAAGGGAATATTTACGGTGCTTATATTTGCTATAAAAATAATCATCAAACTCTTTTAGTGCTAGGTCTTCCTGAACTGAACCATCCCTCATACCATGACCTGTTTCGAGCCCGTCAACCTGACAGGCAGACCTTGTTGGTCATGTGAAATCAAATTCATCTTGCCAGTAAGTGCCGCATCGATATCTTGTTTTCCTCATTTCACAGTCATGCCAATTCCTTGCACTGTCAGAAAAAGCCCTCATTGCTTCTTTACTAAATGTGTGTGTTTTCATATTGGTATAGTAATTTCATCCCCATTCTTTATGCCTTCTTCCATCAGGTCAGCTATAAGTTCTCCCTCTCCACGGTCTATTAATTTTGTATATGTAAGGTGCTTATATTCACGGTTCGAACAATATTTCCTATACAAATAACGATCAAACTCTTCTAGTGCTAGGCCCTCCTGACCTGAAGGATCTATGGGACTATCACCTGTTTCGAGCCCGTCAACCTGACAGGCAGACCTTGTAGGTCATGTGAATCCAGAGGGATCTTGCCAGAACTCGTTACATTCATAGAATACTTTCCTCCTGTCGCAGGCTTGCCAATTCCTTGCACTGTCAGCAAAAGCCCTCATTGCCTCTTTACTAAATGTATGTTTCTTCATTGTTTTTTATTTTGCTCATGTAAAGGTCGAGCGCCTCCAATGCCGCATCTAGTGAACCAAAGCGGTAACGTGCATAGAAATCATCGTCTCTACTCGATGGCATTGGTTCATATTCCCATTCTCCGTTAGTCGATAAGACGTATCCTCTGCGCCTGACCGCCCATTTGATTCCGTCGTAAATGGGACTGGTCATACGGTCAATGTGGACGCCTGCTGGGTAGTGTGCGGCTACATTTTCCGAGAGTTGAAATTGAGTGGCAACAAGACGTTGGTCGACAACCATACTTCCAGTAGATTTTTTCCCTGTGTTCATGATTTATTTTATGAATGTCTCGTTAGAATCTCCCAATGTTTCATTAAAAAAATCAAGGGCCATTTCCGATAAATCATCTATATCTACTCCTAGTTCTAGTATGCCTTCAAGAATGTCTTGTCCCCATCCATTAGATGAATGGTAACATTTACAAATTTCAACCCTAGCTGGCTCAGGAGCCTCTGAAAGGCTGTAACTATTAATAGACATATGCCCTTTTATTTTTTGATGATGCTTGCATACAAAATCAAACCCACCGATTGTGAATATAAATTCAACGCACATTTTTACGTGGGGTTGAAATTTCTCTCAGCCTGCTTCGTTCTATTTTGATGCGCTCAATCTCGCTCCTCCTCCATTGTTGAATGGATGATATGATTACACCAATCATCAGACCTAGGCCAATTAGTAGGATATTGATCATTTCCCAATAAAATCTTTTTCTCCAATAGCCATATAAAGGAGCTGGTTACCCATGCTCCTCCTATTTTTATCAGCTAATTCTTTTATAGAATCCCTCAATTCCTTAGTTACAAAAATCTGTATTGAATATTTGTGGATGTGCTCTTTCAATTTTTTTTCGCTCATAATTTTATGTTGTCTCGTTAAAAAACAATACCCTGCAAATAAATAATAGTCAACACATTTACATAAAAAATATCAATTTTTTGTCTATATATTTGATATTTAATACATATTAAATATGCATAACCTTATTAAAATAAGGCAATTATAGAGGTAAAGAGCATCGATCGACTCTATTAATCCCAAGTCGAAAATTAGGTATTCCTGATGTTCAGAAGAATACACAAAAATGACACCTGAATAGGCATCATTCCAAAATATGAACTATATCGAATCTAAAGAAGAACTCCACAATGGACAACCTCTATGGAGTCCTTGTGATATTCTGCTTGAGTCTTCAACCAGTCTGCCATAATATCAGTGCGGGTGAATGTCCTCACTATATGGTCAGTATGGCAACGCCTAATGGCAAAGAAAGTTTCCCCGACAACAAACTTTTTTAGATTATCGTGATCTAAATTTTTTCTAGTCACTTTTTCTTATTGGAAGGCTTTGAATCTTCCAATGGCAAATCTTCAATCCCCAATGCATGATTGATTTTCTTGACAGTATGCCAATCATTTAGGGTATCCCCTTCACCGCATTCCAAATATTTTCGGATACGAATAATATGTTTACTCAATGTTATTGGTTGGCTCATCGTTAAATTAATGCCGACTGTAAATTTACCACTGTATCACCCCTTTTAAAACGCTGACTAGCTGTATATCCCGTCCCTGGTTTATTAATAGAGACTACCCGATCTCCGTTGATAATCTGGATTTTTAAATAAACTCGCTCTGAAAGATGTATTCTTGTAACCCCTTTTCGTTTAAATGCAATAGGAAATTTCTGAGTAATTTTCATGGCTTTATGAATGTTTTGCTATTTTTCTTTTTCGATTTTTGAAAAATCCCTAAAGCCCCTCCCTTATGAGCCATTACAATTCCGTCTATAAATATAGTAACCCCATTTGAATCTATCGCTGGCTGCCCTTTAAATTCATGACCACTTTCTGCCGGTTCATTCATCCTCATATTGTAAGCAGATATATGTCGGCTTCTATCAACTGGCTTTATAAGCTCGTGTATAGAAATCCCAGATGCCTGATCTTTTGTATAACCAAATATTTCCTTTGAGGCTCCTAGCCAGGCTATTATTTTACCATTCTTGTCACTCTCAATAAATGATGTTCCAGATTCTTCTAAAATCATCATTGCGCGAGAATAAGCGAGATTTGTATCTGTCATTCTATTAGCTACAGTCATTATTCCTCCAAGAAGAATAAAAGATACTATTAGCAATAGATTACTTTTTGTGTGGGTTGCCATTATTTTCTCCTCCAAAGATTCTGTCTATAACCCTTTTTGCGCTAGCGGCTACAAATTCTACCGTAGCAGTTCCTCCTAGGCCGGCAAGAGTGCATACTCCTGCCGCTAGTATAGGGTTGCTCTCTCCTCCATAGCTCCACCATACGGCAAACACTCCGGCTCCCATAATTCCGCTGTTTAGAAGAGAGCTGAAAATGTCTCTCGATGTTAACTCCTTCCCGCTTCTCAGAAGTGCGGCCAACCCTGCAAGGGAGCTCGCCCCCAAAACTGCGATTAGGAACAATATTAATTTTTCGTTCAACCATTGCATCATCTGGGGGACGGCGTAATAGATTTATTTTTAAATCACTCAAGTCTAATAGCGCACCTTTCAGATTGATTCAAGCACTCGTTTAAATTGGGAGGGATTAAGATCGTATTTTCTTCCCGGGCTTACAGTTCTGTGATCTGTCACCATTTCTTTACCAAACCCATACAATCTCATCTTAATCCTTATCCAGTCCGCAGCGCTGGATATTTCAGATTCAGTCAAATCTCGTTTGTTAGTGTCTCCTGAAAAAGCAAGACCAAGCATATAGCTATTACAAAATTTACGGCCTTTGAATGAACTCTTCCCAGCATGCCAAGCTTTTTGATTGTCTTCGCAAAGTTGAACACGATATCCGTCAGGATGAATAATACAGTGGTAAGAAACGCCGCTTTCGGGGTTGAGGCACCAGTTCACAGAACCCATAAAAGAACCAGAAGAATGATGCAATAGGACCCCTTCGCAAGAATTTACTCCTCTCCAGTTAGGGCTATTCTTGTATAGAGTTTCCCAATTAGACCCTTTTATTATTTGAGGTATTTTTTCTACATTAATATCTAGGGCTTTCTCTAAAAGGGTTATTGTCTCCTTTCCAAAAACACCATCTATACGCGCTCCGATTTTTTTCTGGATTCTTTTCTTTCTACCTAAAATATTCATTTTCTCTTCCTCCAAAATTTTAAATTTCTCAGAAATGAACCAGCCTTATCCCAAGACAATGAAAATCTTACGCCAAAATATGGGATACGCCTACCTGTTCTAGATGTTTTCTCTAGATGAAACCATGGTCGAATCTTCATTTTACGATCTCTAGTCTAAATTCTTTTCCTATAGTAGAATTCCAAGCTAATGCTCCCCCTGCCCTTAATGCGTAATAAGCTATTCTTCTAACTATTTTACCCACTCCTGCAACCCTTAGAAGATGGCAGAAAAGCTTGTCCGCCTCTAATCTAGTCATAGGCCTAGTCCATTCTACCCAATCTTCATTTTGATTCTGTATTTGTAGAATCCCAGAAGGTAATTTTCCTGATGCCCTATAAACCACATCATGGAATAGGTATGATGTTCTTCCTGCTCCATCTGGATTAAGACCAGACAAGCTCCATAAAGCACGAGGGATACTACCTCCATCGCTCTCGAATCCTTCTGGAGCAGTTATCCGAAGACGCAACCCGTTATATATCCATTCGTATCTAGCGGATTCTTCCAATCGGTAAAACGTCTTCCCCCACCTCCTGAAAGTCCTATTCAGCGGCTGATCTGGAGGGAAAATAGTCATATTAACTATGAAATCCTAGGAGTCTGAACATCAGACTGTCTAATCTCTTCAAATAGATCGACTACTTTAGGGACAATTGCTAGGGCTTTACCAACTATTTGTCTTGCTCTATCGCCAAGAGCTCCGGCTAGGTTTTCATTAACCATGTCAACAAGCGCATCTGCCTCTTGTTCAGACAAGTCCCCTAGCTCAGAGGGTATTTTTTCGATGCCCTCAAAGGCTGCCTTAGCACTTGATGAAAGCCCTATGATTATGCCTAGATCGCTAATCCCCAACCCATCAACAGCGGCATTTTTAATGCCAACAAATGAAGCTGCAACAAATGTTACAACTTCTGCGATCTCTTTAATTCCTTCCGTTTCGTTTTCCATTGTATATTTTCTTTTCAGTTTTATTTTACGGCGACCCCTATTAATTCGGGCTCTGACCATGTGATTTCTACGGCGCATTGATAACCTCTGTTGCTATTGCTTGATTCGCGTCTATTTGTCTTATTTCGACTTCGTTGCTAAGCTCTCTAAGGTTTGTAGATCGTGTCACCTCTGCGCCAGATTCTATTTTTGAAACATCATCCGCGCTAATTGCCCTAACAGTTTTACCGAGCTCCACACGCGTTATAGCTCCAAGCAACGCTTTCCGAGCTTCCTGCTGTCCTCTCGAATTATTTCCTCCCCAAACTTCTGTAATAGAACCATCAGGAGAAACCTTTCGAAACCCTCCGCCGTCTGATGTAGTTCTATAAGTTATAAGACCTTGTGCATCCTGGCTAAAGGTAGTGAAGCAAGAACATAAAATAAATGGAGCTATAATAAAAATTATTTTCATGGCGTTATCCCGTGTCTAGTCATTAGCTCTGATTCTACAAAATCTCGCTGTGAAGTTGATTGTGCCTTTAATGCTACCATTTCTAATATATCCGTTATAACGAATCCTCCAGTTCTTATAATATTGCTATTAGGAGTGTAAGAATCTGTTGTAACAGAGGAGTCACCAGCACCATCTAGCCATCCTGATGTAGATCCATTAAGAGCTCCAGATATAGTTCCAGCGCTTGTATCAATCTCCAGTCTTATAACAGAAAGGCCATTTGTAAAAGAGGGCAGATGTTTTGCAAACCTTTCAGAACCAACAGCTCCCCTAGCTATTAACCTACCATCACCTGTTGTAAACAGGCTGAGGCCTGGAGTTGAGCTACTACCATTTCCATTTTGGACATGTATCGAAAGTCTTTTCGATAGCTCTGCAACAACAATGATTGCATAATCAAATTGATTAGGAACCTGAGCATTTGTACTAGACCAAGTGCCTCGATAGATAAGGCCAAAATCTCCCGATCCCCCGGATATTATACCAGATCCTAAAAAAGTTGCAGCAGTTGTTTCATTACCGCCAGACATTATCAGGTCTATGGGAACATTAAGAGAATTTTCCAAGGTTCCAGAATTCTCTTGAATAGCCCCTGCCTGAACCCAAGTTCTAACAAGATTCCCGGGATCATTTGTCCCGTTAGCAAGATCACCAATGAATGCCCCAGATGGAATTGGTGCTGGAGTAGAATTGAATGTAGCCTGTGATACAGGAGGTTTAGAATTAGATAATACTGCAAAGCTTACAGACTGTCGGAAATCAAAGAAAAATCCTTTGTTACCATTGTCATGTTCTGATACAAAGCATATATTGCCATCAGAAGTTTCCGCAAGATTTGAATATGCGCACAAATTATCTCTAAGGCCAGGAAGAATAAATATTTGACCCGGCTCGACTACAGAGGAAATTCCAGAAGTGCTTGAAATATTCAGTTCCCGAACAGAAATTGCGTCTCTTCCATTGCCTCCAGAATTATTAACCTCTGGAAAAGGAGGAGACGACATGTAAATTTTTGTTCCTATTCTACATATCCCCTGATGGACGACCGGCCCCCTTATTCCCCACCTTCTATCGGGAGGAGTTAATGTTTCTCCGCCGTCTGCCGAAAGCATTATTCTCCTCTCTCCTGATGTAGACCCCCTGGAAGAAACAAATATAGTCCCATCCGAAAGCTCACAAATAGAAGATTCATTTACGCGACTAGATCCCCCTGTAGGAGTGCTGAAATCCCAAGTGGCTCCATCATCATCAGAATACACCAATACAACTTGATCAGAAGAAATAGAAGATGATGCATAACCCCAACAAGCCGCTACTACCCTGCCAGCATTAGGGCCATTTTTTAACTTTATTGCTCTTGATGGGCTAGGGATTATAAATTGGCCAGGATGATTTACTTGATCAAGAGAGGGGATTCTTTGTGGAGGAACCAAAATTTCCCCAGATTTTGAAACTTCCGCAAGATGAAATTCTAAAGGAACTGTATGAGTATTTTCCCTGTATGTTCCCTCATCTTCTCCTGAACCCCAACGAGACATTAGAATTTTCCACCTGTCAACGCTCCACCAAGTAGCAAAATTTTGGTACCCATATAAAGGGTCATCTGCTAAAATCACTAGATCTCCAAATGCTCCTCCCGGGTTAGAGGCTGTAGTAAGAACGGCAGTTATTCTTCCGCTGTCACCAAGACTAGTATTTTTTCTTTGCATTGCAATTATGACATTATCGTCATTATTACAATCAATAGTAGGAAGACCATATGCCGGGAATGTGGTTCCTTCTCTTCCAGCGATTAAGCTCGTTGTCCTGCTAGCTCTCAGATCAATTGAATTATCAATTCTGAAAGAATATATTCTACCAACAAATCCAGTTCCAGAGGTAGGAACCCCTCCATCTGATGCCATCCCAATATAAAACCTTCTGTCAGGAATTCTCCTTATCCCATATACTGAACCAGACAAAAGAACCTGTCCAGGAACAGTATTCCCATCTACCTGTAGGGAAGAAAGTGGACTGCCCGTTTCAGCAGGATCAAAATTAGATCGAACAGTTAAATTTAACGTTTGCCTTCCAGTATTTATTGCAGAAGGCCACCTCCATCCATGATCCGAAATGAGGTTTGTAGTTCCTCTAACGTAATAAGATAGTTCTCTGTCTGAATTTGCCCGATCGTCGTTTGCATCGTTCACTCTTCCTCCTATTATTATTTCGGCTCTAGTGGTATCGGTTGAAGAAGAACAGCCAACAAGACCCTGTGCAGAATTGGTTATTACTACATCCAAATCAGCATTGAATATAAGCCCTTGAGAAAAGCATACTGGAAATAGATCATCCTCAAAAACAAGATATGAATCCCCTCTAAATTGCAAACTGCCATCTTCATTCTCTACAACGTTTACAGCTTCTACAAGACCTTTTATAGATGCCAATCCCCCTTTGCCGGAATACTCTACTAGAGGTTCTCTTGGAACATCAGACAGCGATGAAAGCTGTTCGGACAATGAAACCTCGGCATTTTCTACAGGGGGAAGGTAGAGGCTGTCTGCTTCCTCTTTAAGGGTTTGAGTCTGATTTCCTATATTTTGTCCATTGGATACAGTTATCGATCTCATAGGGCTATTGTCATCTATAGCGTCTAGATCAACTCCCACCTTCCCTTTAAAGGCAGGCTCTACCTGAGATCTCCCCTGGGGATCAACAAACAAATCTGTCGGCCTGTCAGATTGAGAAGGGGGCAATGCGTTTCCTATGTCAGCAGACACTTGGTCTCTATCGAAAAGTCTGGTTTCTCCAGTCGTATCGTCAAATCTCCAATATTTTCCAGCCCTTTCAGAGGATACGGGAAACTCTGGGCTAGCATCTCCAATTGGGACCTTTATAGATCTGGATAAATCCTCATCTTGTTGCTGGTCAATCATTGTCAGCTTATCCAAAGCCCTTTCTGTTGTCTCTGACGGGAAAGTTCCCTCTTCTTGATATCTCTCCTCCTGAGTAACCGGGACAACTCTACGTATAAGAATCTCATCTCCGGGAGATCCAACCATCATATTTACTACAGCCCCAATAGATCCCTCAGTAACTGTAACAGAAAAGTCTAAGCCAGGAGACATTTCTGTCCCGTTCCTTAATGCCGAAATATTCCCAGAATCTATAATAGGTATGGGGAATGGAAGCTGTTCTCCGCTACCTGTCTGTAGGGTGTATAGCCTGGAATTTTGTGTAGTTTCAAATGACATTTTACCTAATCAATTTAATTAAAAAATTCTTTTTGTTCAAGCATCATTTATTATTCCTGATCTTCATCTAGAAATTTAGACACACCGAATGATTGAGTGACTATATTTGATAATGCTCCTAGGGGGGCATAAAATTTTCCAGCATCCCTCAAAGCTCTAGAGAATTCTTCAACCGCCTCCTCCATATCCCCTTCTCTTGCAGCTTCCAATCCGTCTATTGAATTATTAATAGTTCCTGATAATCCTTTGAGAGGCGCTTGTATAGGGTTGTCCCCAAAATTTATTAATCCCATTGCCGATCTAGAGACAGCTTGAACCATATGACCAGCTATCGGGATTCCATTTAATTGGTTAGTCATTAGAGAAGCTGCAAGCTCTTTAGGATCAAAGGCTTCCTCTTCATCTTCACCTTTAAATATCATGGAGGCAAGTGCTCTAGTTGCCCATTCCATAGTGGGCAACACAAGAATTAGAAGAGGGATTACTCTAAGTGCTTTTTCCCGGTCTACCCCATTTATTGCATTAACCAATGCTTGTTGGGCGTTAGCATATTTACGCCTAGGATCTGAGATGAACATATACGCAAAAAGACGTATAGGCGCAGAAGCGGAATTTTCTGCTAGACCCTTATTAATAAAATCCGTTGGTTGTGCTGTTTTTTGGAGATTACGCTCCGTCTCTTCCTCAGCAAATCTAACGGCCTCTGGATCGCTTAACCCCTGTTTTTTAGCAGCAGAAAGATTCGCTTCATAAGCTATTGCTCCAGAAATACTTAGAAATCCAGCATCTGTTGTATTCAGAAGCTCTAGACCCGCTTGGACAAATTTGGAAGACAGGCCTGTTTTTTGAGGCCTTGCAGACAGAACAGTTCTAAGCTCTGGGGATCCTCCTTGCTCACGACGCCTCGTTATAATATCAGAATTCCAAGCCCTTGATATTGCGGACTTCATTTTTGAAGGATTAACGGAAAGCCTAATAGCCGCCTTCGCCCAAGATTTTAACGGAACCTCTTGCAATGTAGATAGGACATTCGTCCATTGAACCATCAGGGAAGATGCTCTAAAAGCAAGAATTCCGCCTGCAAGGTTTTTATGAATCCATCTTAAATACCTTGCATCCTCAATAGCAGCCTCTAAGTTTAGAACCCCTCCATTTTCAATAATAGTAATCCATCTTGACAAAAGATCAGCATGGTTAGATCCAAATTTAGCCTCTACAGCATGACGAGTTTCTACTCTGCCATAGGCTGCTTTCATATCTCTAGTGAATTCTGAAAACGTTTTGTAATGCTCCATTTGTTGGACATGCCCAAAAAACACATGCATTGCGCTGACCCTCTTTGGACGAGCTCCGTTTTTTATGCGGCTTTTTAGTGCTCCTGGATTTTTTGATCCTATTCCATAATTTGGGTTAAATGGATCTAATAAATTTGCTTCTCCGTTAGAAGAAACATCCATAACGTTGGGGAAATAATTTGGAAGATTAGGAAGTCCTATGCCATTTATATTAGCGTGAACTTTTGAAATTTCAGGTTGCATTTTCCCTAAAACACCCTTCATATATTCCCCAACCTTTATAAGGTCATCTCCAATGAACTTTTCTATTTGCTCCTTGGATTCTTCTGGGAACCCTCTTGCAGCTTGGTTCTCTTGGTTTCCGGGCTGATCTATGAAAAGCCAATCCATAAGAGCTTCCATTTTGCTCATAGATTGTTCTTCTATTTTCCTCGTAGTATTAAAATCTACACTTAATGACTTAGTCGTGTCTATGGCCTGAGATCCATCTTTGTTAATTCTAGAAGCGATTTTCTTTTGGTGATCTGACCATGCGGATCTTATTATCTCAACCTCAGATTTATTGAACCCTAAAGTTTTTGCATCATCTGTGAATGGAGATATTATTCCCTCTACCTTATCTATTGGTATAGATTCTTTTTTCTGTCCTCCTTTATAATAGAAAATCCCAGTATTATTTTCAGGGGTCATGAATTCTGCCATCTTATTCATGGCGGCCCTCTCCCCTTTTATTTTAAATATATCGGAAACGGCTGATACGAACCCCTTTCTATGATCTATCATAGATTGCTCATATTTTCCTATAAGATTCTGAGCTCTTTCGCCATCAGAAATTGCAGAATTGGAACCAGGGAATGTTCTTTCAAGAAATTGAGGAAAATCTAATTGCTGAACAGTTAGAAAATTACCAAACCATTTAAGCTTACCGTCACGCTTAGCATCATTCTGATCTGCTCCCTTTTTGCCTGTTGCTTCCTGCAACTCTGATGACTTTATGTTTAATTCTGAGGCTCTAGCCTCTTCCAAAATTTTACGCCTTTGTCTAGCCTTTCCAAATTTAGAATCGAGCCAATCTCTAGCATACTTTATATGTTCGCTATCCCTGCTAGATAATGCTCCAACTGTGTTTATAAGATCATATTTATCTATGAGATTTATAGACTCGATGCTTCCTTCTTCTTGTTTATCGAGTTTGGCTGCAATATCATCTAATATTGAATCAACTTCTGATGCGCTTATTCCTATAACATCTTTTGCCAGAATTGCGTTGGCCTGTTCTTTTTGACCAAGTTTACCTTTAAGATTACGGCTTTCTGTTTTTTTGGGCTGCGCTTTTTTTATGATCTTTAAGACATCATCTAAATATTCCTTGCGCAAGAATTCATCAAAGATTCGATCTACTCTATCTACTTGTCTATTTATTTCGCCGATTCTACCCTTGTCTGTCTTAAAGTCCAACAGTCCAACAGGAATTCCTATTTTAGATCTTACCTCTGGTGGGAATGCTGAAACTATAGCCCTCAAAGAAGCAAATGCTCTTCTCTGAGAATCTTTGTTTTTATTTACAAGCTTAACAGCAGGAAGATTAGATTTAGCCTTTTCGAATGCTTTAATCCTTTCGTCAGGAGATCTAAGTTTTTTGTCTAGAGTTTTTCCTACTTTTTCAAAAAAATCAGCTGGGGCGATAGAAAATGACGCATCTCTCAAAAACTCGGAAACTCCGAATATTCTTTCTATCTCTACAGAGGAATCTCTGACCACCTGTTGTTCTTGAGAGATTCCTATCGATTCCGAAAGAAGACCTTCTAGATCACTGTCTAGAGATCCATCACGCCTTGCCTTGTTTATTTTTGCAGCCCTACGGAAAACTTGTTCAAAGAAAGTTCTATACCCCCTAAGCAAATTCTTTAACGCGCCACGAAATCCTTGGAATGGCTGCGCATTGTCTCTATACCTCGCAACCGCATATCCTGATACGAGATCGGACCATGCTTCGATAACCGCTTGTTCTGTTTCGCTCTCAAGTATTCTGTCACCCGTGGCTTCTTCATATTTTTTTATTAACCCTGACAAATCCTCTGTACTAACTCTTCCCTCGGCACGCCAACGCTTAGCGTCACCTTCTGCTTTTTCTTCAATTACAGTTAGAACAGAGGCTCCTCTGAAAATTTTACTTGTACTCTGGAATACACCATCCTTAAACTCTGTGACATTGCTGCCCAAGACGGCTATTGAGCTTAGATCTGTACTTCCCAATTCTTGCCCCTGAGACTTCTCAAGCAATTTAACCCTCTCAAAAGCTTGGGCCTCGTCTACAATTCCCTCTGATATCTGATCTTCTAAAGTCTTAAAATCCTGACTAATTTCAAATGATTCCCCCTTAGCTGCTTTCTCCTCAAAGAATTTAACCATCTCGATCACGCTCTCATCTTGAGCTAGTTCGTTTGCATCAAAGACAGAATCTCTTGCGGAAGACGCCTCCGCATAGGTTTGCGTTTCTATTGTCTCTCCATCTCCTATATCTACTATATAGCCATCTTCTCCATTCTTTTTGGTTATTTTAGGGAATACCCCTAGATCCTCTAGAGCTCTAGATGAATTAGAGATCTCAACTGAATCCTTTCGGATCTGAGAAGATGCTTCGATCCTTTCTTTTTCTGATCCTAAACGTTCTCCCCATAGATCTCGCAATTTATCTTGTGGATTATTAGAAATTGATACCTCCTTTGCTTGAGATTCTGATAATCCAGCAGCTCTAAGAGATTTTATGTCTCTTATTATTAGTGATCCCCCATTGATTTCTCTAATATTTGCAGCGCCTACACCAACTAGAGAGAGAGGGATTACAGTAGCCAAAGTTTCAGGCAAAGACTTTACCCACTGCTCTTTCTCTTTCTCCCAGTCTACATCAGGAATATCCTGGCTAAGAGCCGTTGCTATTTCCTGAACTACAGGAAGGACTAAGCTCTGGGCGGACTCCGTCGTAAACTCTGCTCCAATAGCTAGTAATGCGTCAGAATTCCTTAGACCTAATCCTCTAGAAGAAGCTTGTGCGCCTCTCTTTAGAGCCCCTCCAAGCTTTGGTAGTCTTCCGAAAATTATATTAGCTTGTATTCTCTCTAGAAGAGCCTCAGGAACCGCAGAAGCATATGATAGATTTAAAAGAGCGCTCTCATCAACATCGGGATTTTCAAGTTTCAACTGTGCGAAATTACTCTCTCCAGTTGCTGCCACTATTGTAGGGATTCCAAGATATGGAGCAGCGGCAACGGCAGTATATGGGAGACTTCCAGAAACGCCATATGCTGCACTTTCTAAAAGTCCCCTTGGGCCGCCTTTCAAAATTTTCCTTATAGGATCAATGCTGCCCTCCCCAATTGCTCGTAACGTCTGTCTAAGCTCCCAAACTCTTCGGGTTTCCTTGCTATCAGAAATCGTTTCAGGATCCCCTAAAATCTCTGCAAGCTTCTCATCTATCCTTGCTATTGCGAGAGTAGGACCAGCTAGTAAATTATCGAATGATCTGGAAAAAGACTCTCCAGATTGAGTTACTACAGACTTTTTCTCTTCTTTAGATGTAAGGCTCTGTTGATTTGCAAATGCTTGAACTGCCGCTAAAAAAATCGGCTCATCTTCTTTGCTAATAGCAGCAACCTTATCCGCTATTGATATAGCATCCGATGGCCCCCCATCATCAGTATTAGAAAATAATTTATCTAGTTCGTCTACCGTTTCCCTTACAAGGTCTCTCTTGCCTTCCAAGACTGAATTTCCAACTTTGAAAGCCTCTTCAAAAACTCCTCTATATAAATCATCCTCTTTTGGATCATATCCAAAGTTTGACTTTGCCTCAGATTGCCATTTTGAAAATTCTTTTGCGGCATCTCCAGAAAGAAGAGAGGCTCTTGCGGCGATCTCAGGTATACCCTCAATCATTTCCCGCCGAACCATTCTTTTCCCCATAAAAATTTTCACCTCATTATGAAAATTAGAATCTGTTATTTCTCCCTCAATATTAAGAAGAGACCTCCCAACACTCTCCCGAAGAGCAGCATATCCTCCCCGTTTACCAGTAACCGCTTGAAGGAATTCAGTATTGGCGACACGCCTACGGGATTCTTGGCTTAAATTTGAAAGAATATGCCTAGCTCCTTCTCTGTTCTCTTCCGGGACAGTTTCTAAGAAAGTTTCGTCATCATCTAAAAATCTACTCTCCAAAGCAAGAACAGCCTTCCTTCTCCTTTCCTGTAATTGAGGAAATAGCGGGGCTCCAATCACCCTTGTAGCTGTAGCAAATCTTCTTAATTCCCCTTTAGCAGAATCCTTCTCGGAAGGACTCATAGACTTAAATCCCTGAACTATAGAAAACGCCTGATCTTCTGTAATTATATCACTCACGTAAAATATCGAAAATTTCAGTTTCTGGATCAACTCCAAAAAGAGATGCTGAATGAAACTCTACCCCCTGCACTCCAATTTTCATTGTAGTATCAACCATATCTTTTATTTCAGACTGTCTCGGATCTCTGCCTTCTCTCTGAGAAAACTCTCGTAACATTTGATCAAGATCTCTATTCATCTGGTTAAATCTTGCCGCAGCATCACGGTGGACAGGGAGAAGAGGCTCCTTTTTACCCCGCCTTCCAGGCTCTGGCTTAAATGCCCCTAAGCCTCCTATCTCCCAAGCGATTCGTAAATCTTCTTTTGCTGCTTTGATTGCTAATGAAGAGGGATCATTTGTCGGCGTCTCTCCGCCCCAGGCTGTATCAAGCTCCCCCAAAACAAAAGCTCTAGGCTCTCCGGGAGGCATAGTATTGGCTATTTGACGTTTCACTTTCAAATATTCTGCATAGTCACCACTTTCTACCCTTGAAACATCTGCAAGATTTTTTGCCATAGCCTCATCGCTAAATTCTTTGGGTGCGGCGCTTTTTCTAATTACTTTTTCAAGTTCTGCAACATGCCTGGATTCAATCCTATGGCTTGCCTCGCTTTCCAGAGTTTCTATATTTGTAATATCTCCTGAAAAAATCTTGTTCAGGAGCTCGTCATATTCTCTATTTAAGAGTTTCTTGCTCTGAGATTGAGCAAACCTTTCAACTTTAAGCCTAGACGAAAAATCTAGCCCATCTTCTCCGCTATCCCTCAAATCTTCTAGAGACTCAATAACCCCCTCGGGATCAGCCTCTGCTTGCATTAACCAACCCTCCAGAGTAGCGGATGCCTGTTTTGCTCTTATAGATTTTGCTACTCTTGCCTTACCCCCTTTAGCCTCTCCAGGAGTGAACGCACCTATTTCGATCCCTTCAGAATACGCCTCTTCTACTCCATTAATATCTCCTATTTCTGTTGCGGCATCAATTC